CGGCTCCGCGGCGGGCGGGGCTGCCGGGGGGGCGTCGGGCTGCAGGTAGACCCGCACCGCCCGGGGGGCGTCGGGGGAGGTGAGCCACCCGGACAGCCCCTCGGACGGGCGGGCGTCGTCGGGCAGGGCAGCCCACAAAGTGGACACGATGGCGATTCCCTCGGGGTCGGTCACGCCAGCCGTCAGGATGTCCGTCCGCAGTGACAGGGTGTCGCGCTCGGCGGACAGCGTGGCCACCTGGGCTTCGAGCTCACTAAGGCGCCCGGTGGACGCCTCGAGCTCGTCGACCTTGCCTAGCGCCTCGTCGCGCGCTGCCTCGGCCGCACGCCGCTGCTCCGTGACCTTGGACAGCCGGTCGGCGGGGACCCAGCCCTCGTGCTCGTGTCCGCAGCTCTCACACTTCGTTGCCATTGCTCACCTCTTGCATCTGAATCGCGGCGGGCGCCGCTCCCTGGATCTGTGCCCTGATCTGCGCGATGGCCTGCAGGGCCGCCATCGCTTGCGCGTCTGTCGTGCCCGGGTGCAGGTCTTGGTACGCGCTGACCATGTCGATCAACCCCGCATCGAGCAGCTCAAGAAGGTGCGCGCGCTGGGCCGCCCTCTCCTGCGCTGACAACGGAATGCCGTGGTATGTCACGCGGTACCCGGATTCTGGATAGCCTGCGTTCTCCGTGCGGTTCAGCATGATAGCGGCGAGGCGTAGCACCTCCTGGTCGCCCGCACGAAACTGCGGCTCGTACCGCCGCTGAGCTTCCCGCTGGGAGTCCCTGGACACGGCAAGCGCGTAGCCGCTCCGTGGGTCGCCACGCATGGCCATTGAGTCCGCCGGGTTGATGCCGGCCGATGCGATTAGCTTTCGCTCGTATCCCTCGATGTAGCTCCACAGCTCGGCCGGAAGCACCGGCACGTCAAGCGTTCCCACCTGGGGGTTGGACTCTGGCTCGGAGCGCCGGAACATCGCCATCGTGGCGGGGTCGAGTACAATCCTCGAGCGGGTCTGCCCGTCGTCCTCTACGACCGTCTCAGCGCCCACCGGGTCGACGTCGATGCCATACCGTTGCTTCCACGTGGCCGCCCTCGCGACGTGCGCCACGAAGGTCCGCAGCACGGCAACGTTGAGTGTGCCCTCGATGAGCTCGATCGTCTGGTATGGGTCGTAGAGGTACGGGGTCCGGGACGCGTGGAACAGCACGTACGGAAGCACGGGCCGCCCCGTTGCGTCACGCCACGCATCGGGCCACGTGCCCACGTCGGGATAGTCCTCCGACACGTCCACCACGTCGTCGCCGTCCCTGGCGAGCACGCGGTACACCGGGGCGGCTGGGTCCTCGATCGAGATATGGTCCCACATCCACGCCTCGGTTCCATCGGCGCGCTCGCGAAGGCGAGCGTGGTAGACCGTGTGCGGCTCGGTCGGGCGGTCGGGGGATGCCTCGGCGATCACGAGGTCCGGGTAGGCGAGTTCGAACACTGGGTCGTATGCACCCGGAACGCCGGGCCGCTCGGCGACCGACACGCGTACCCACATCTCGCGCAGCGCCAGCGTGTCCCGCTGCGCGCGCGCCATGAGGGACCAGTACCCCTGCCCAGCCACACGGCGCGACAGTTCGTCCGCCTGCGACACGAGCCCGTCGGCTGACACCGTCACGGAAGGGGCGCGGTCGTAGAGGGTGGACAGCGCGGTCCAGACCTCCTTGAACGGGTTGCTGGCCATGTCCGGCCGCCCCCACGCCTGCCGGCGCACGTCGGGGATCTGCAGCTTGAGCCGCTCAAGCACGTCGGGCAGGTGCTCGCCGTACAAGATGCGACGGGCCCGGCGCGTGTACTCGATGCGGTCGCGGTCCTCTCCACGCGGCCCCGCCATAGGTGGAGCCGATGCCGCGACATGACGCAAGGAAAGGATAGCGCTCACGCTGTGAGCATAGCACGGAATGCACAACCGACGCCACAAAGGCACAACCTAGCGCGTCACAACCTCGACCCCGCCGGGCTTGATTCCGCCCCAGATGAGGTCCTCCAACGCGTAGCGCAGGGCATCGATGGGGTCTTTCTCGGGGCAGTCTGGCCCGGGGCCTGTCCATTCGTTCAAGGCCCAGATCGTGCGCTCGCACCTCGGGTGCACGCGGAACCCGCCCGGCGCCACCATCGACTGGTACAGCCACCGGGCGCCCGTCTCCACGTAGCCGCGCCGGCCGCCGCGGGACTTGCGCACGGTGCGGATCTGCGGGCGCACGCCATCCCGCGGCACGCCGAGCAGCCTGGATAGCTGGCCCATGAGGTCCTTGTTCGACTTCTGGCGCGCCCCGCCCGGCAGGTGCACCCGGTCGCCCATGACGTGCGTCAGATGGTGCCACTCCATCCCGTGCCGACGCAGCATATCGAGGATGCCGCGTGCGTCGTCCGCAGGGGACGCTAGCCCCGTCGGGTCGGTGTACTCGTCGACGATCCAGACGCGGGCCCGGTGGTCCGCGTAGATGTCCCCTCGAGCTTGGGTCTCGCGCGCCACCGCCACCAAGACGGCGATCTGCTTTCCTGGGCGGTCGCCGTGGTCGATGCCTAGCCGTAGCTCGACGTCGCCGATCGGGAGCTCCGTCGACACGTGCGCGCCCGTTATGCCGATGTCAGCGACGAACGGCGAGAAGTAGCGCGCAACCCCGCGCGTTTCCCAATGCCCGTCGAGCACCACGCCGCGGACTGCCTCGGGGGTGCGCTTGCGCTCCGCTGCGATCCACGCGTCCGTAATGGGGGTGCCGTCCTCGAGCGTGAGGGGGCGGGTCGACCCTTCGGGCGTTGCGTTGACTTGCGTCAGGTCGTATCGGTGACGCACCACAAGGCCCGCCTCAACCTCCTCCTGCAGATAGCGGACGTCCCGGTTGATCGGCGTGAGCGTGCCGCGGATCGTGCCCGCCGTCCTGCGTACCCGGCCCTTAATCTCCTGCCAACACGCCTGCTCCGTCGGCTCGTCGATCTGCACGTGGTCGACGGTGCCGGACGCTAGGGCCTCAGGGCCTTGCTTCGTCGTCTTAATGAGGATCGTCGCCCACTTTCCGTGGACGTCGCGGATCGTGACAGAGGGGTACTTGCCGCGGAACCCGGCCGCGAGCCCCTTGTATTCGGTGTCCGGGTGCAGCCGGTCCTTGGGGAGAAGCGCCCACAGCTTCGCTTGGATCTGCAATGACTGTTGGTGCGAGTAGCACACGACCCACGCCTGGAACCCACGCCCCTTCGGGCGCGGGGGGAGGGTCTGGTAGGGGTGCTCTCCGAGGCATCTCCACACCGTGTCCGCCAGCCCCGCCGTGGTCTTGCCGCCGAGCTGCTGCCCGAGGGTCAGGATGGCCACCGGCGACGGCTCGCGCAAGAACGCCGCCTGCGGCGGGGTCCAACGCATGTAGTCGAGCGGCGCGCGCTCGCGGCCCGCCGCCAGCGCACGGGCCCGCTCGAGGGCTCGGCGGCGGGGGGGGAGGGTCATCCAGCGTGCTCCACGATCTCCGCGATGCCAAGCCGTGACGCCGTGCGGTGCCCCTGCAGCGGCTCGGTCGACCAACCCATGACGGGCTCGGCCTCGGTGATGATCACAGCCGCGCCGGCCATGCGCCACGACTGAGCCAGCGCAACGACGGCCTCCCGTGGCATATCGTGTTGGTAGCCCGCGCGGCGGTCGTATGGTGGGTCTAGCAGCACCACGCAATCGGACGGGTGCACGTGGGACGGCAGGTCGTGCGGCATCGCGTTCGCCAGCCGTCGCGACACGATCGGTCGGGTCGGCATCCTTGCCCTGGACCGAACCGCCCGAAGGCCAAGCGGACATCGGCCTATTCCGTTCTTGAGCACCCACCGCCCGCCGCGTTCCGCCAGGCCCTTACCGCCGAACGATGCGCCGATCATCACGGCGCCGTGTGCAGCCCTTTCGTCGGGGTCGTCTGGCGGCGGCCCCTGTAGTGCTTCGCACCTCTCGCGGAATGGGCCCCGCACCTCGGCAACCTTTGAGAGCGCTCCAGCCTCTCGACTGTTCCCAAGCGCCAGCGGCCCAAGGACGCGCCCCGCCAGCTCGACCGCAAGCTCCCTCGCGCGCGCAGATCGGATCAGCTGGGGCGCGATCTCCGCGATCGGTCCCGCATCATACGCGATGCAGTGCGGCGACCCCACGAGACCGTACCCGCGCGCGATCTGCGTCAGGTGGTCGCGGTATCGCCACTTGGCGCCAAGCCACGTCGTCGGCTGCATCGTCCACCCCAGCAGGTGGGCGGACATCGAGCACGACCCAGCGCACAGCTCGACCCAGGTGTGCCTACTCACGTCGCCCCCTTGACCTCGTCCCACGCAACAGCCGACGACGCGGGCAGCACCGAGAAGGGGCCGCCCTGCCCGTCGAGCCAGTCCGACGCGCCGCGGAGCATGGCCTGCACCTCGTGCCGCTCGTCCTCGTCCACGAGCAGGTGCCAGCCCTCAAGCAGCGCATCGGCTAGCGCGACGTGGATGTCGACGACATCGAGCCCCCGGATGGGGCCCCACCGCAGCGACCGCCCCAGCGCGTACATGTCGCGCGGGTCGTCCTCGTCGATGAGGTACCAGTCGCGGCCGTCGGGGGTTGGGGCCGTCACTCCACGACCCGCAGCGCCGGGCGCACGACCTGGTCCACGATGCGCTGCACCATGTCCCGGGGCAGGTCGCCCAGGGCAGCGACCATCTCCGCCTCGAGCTCGTCGGGTGTGAGGTCGGCGGCGGCGGCTTCGGACTGAGCAAGTCGCAGGGCCTCAAGTTCCTCGTGGATCAGCAGCAGTTGCCGACGGCCTGCTACGAGGGCCTGGTAGCTGCGGGCTTTGGTCATGTCCGCCACCGCCTGGCGGGCGTCGTTGAACTGGGCCTGCAGCAGTTGCTCGCGCGTCGGGATGTCAGGTTTCTTAGCCACTTTTACGTCCGTCTATTTTGGAAAAATCAGCTTCTAGCGCGCGAACGTCGACGGGGTCAAG